TAAGAATGCGAAGGCCGTGTTTGCTATGCGAGCACTCGCAGAACCCGAAGAAGTAAGGAAAGAAGTGATGAACGAAGAGCTCAGAAAACTTCTGGTTGAGCGTGGCCTTGACGCAGAAGCGAACGACAAAGAAACCCTGGAATTCCTGGAACGGCAGCTTGAAAAAGAAGAGCCCGGTCTTGATCCGAAGGTTGCACTGGATGTGGTGCGAAGCCTGAAAGATTCCATTGCAAAGCAGCCTGAGCCAGTAAAGCAGGCCAGCAAAGAGGATCTGGAAGAGATCCAGCGAGCATTTAAGGAACGCTGGAACGCTGTTGACGAACTGTGCCGCAGCCACAATGTTGACGAAAAGGCACGCCAGGAGTTTCTGGACAGCGACAAAACAGCCGACCAGGTCGCAGGCGAGATCCTGAAAAGGAACTATCAACCGACAGGCGTTCCAGTCGGACCAGGTCAGAACATCGAACGCGGTGCGTCTGAGCGTGACAAGTTCTATGATGCGTTCGAGTACGCAATGGTCAAGCGGTCTATCGGTGATGCTCCTGTATCCGACGAACTGAAGCAGCAGATCGGAGAGGCCCCCGCAGGTTCTAGCGATTTGATGTATCGTCGTATCCCAGACCTCGCCCGCGAGTACTGTGAACGGGCCGGCATCGACGTTACTGGAAAACCTACTCAGGAAATTGTCAAACGTGCGATCTCTCACGAGTCGTTCGTTGAACGTTCTGGACCGGCTTACCATACCACGGGAAGTTTCTCCAATATCTTCCTGAACTCGATGCACAAGACGCTCCGGAAGGCATACGACGAAGCACCATCAACATACCAGCAGTGGGTGCGTACTGCGTCTGATGCTACCGACTTCCGGGACATGAATAAAATCGTGTTCGGGGAAATGGGGATGCCGAGTGAAGTTGCAGAAAACGGCAAGTACCAGGAAATGACCACCACTGACGCGAAAGAGTCCTACAAGGTCGCTAAGCATGGTGGAATCTTCTCGATCACGCTGGAGATGCTGGTCAATGACGACCTTGACGCAATGAGCCGACGGGTGCAGATGATGGGTAACGCAATGCGGCGCAAGATCAACCGGGACGCCTACAGCATCCTGATTGACAACAACGCCCTTGCAGACGGTGTTGCACTGTTCCACGCTTCCAGCCACGGCGCAAACCTGGACTCTGGAGCACTGGCAGAAGGCACACTCGATACCGGGCATACCGTCATGGCAACGCAGTCCGGTACTGACTCAACGACCGTGTTGGGACTGACTCCGCGTTACCTGATCGTTCCTGCTGCACTGCGACCGACCGCAATGCGACTGGTCAACGGTGGCGTTGTCCCGGCGACGACCACGAACGTTCCACTGTATGGATCGCTGGAGGTGATTTCAGACGGTCAGATCGACGCACTGTCAGGCTCCACAACCATCTGGTGGTTGGCTGCTGACAACAACATGGTTGATACCGTGGAGATCAGCTTCCTGCAAGGTGAACGGACCCCGGTGGTAGAGCGTGAAAACGGATTCGAAACCGACACGATCAAGGCCAAGATCCGCCAGACGTACGGAATCAAGGCTATTGACTACCGAGGACTTTATCAGGGTAACAGCTAAGAGACTTTCTCCCTGGGGCCGGGTGTGCCTGTGTCAAATCCTCCCACCCGGTCCCAACCCTAATAAATAACAGATAAGGATAGGAAATGAGCCAGAACGACAAGCGAACAGAACAGGAAAAGGCACCTCATAAAAGCCTCGTCGAAGTTCGAAACGCGATTGAAGTGGCGAAGGAATGCGGACGCAAAGAGGCCGCAGGGATTGCCAATAAACTGACATATAAACAGTGTGACTTAGTGGTTGCGGCAGATGGCGACAAGGGCAAGATCGAGCAGGCAATTAAGACTGTTGTCGAAAAACCAGCGCCGAAGCCGGAACCAAAACAACCCAATAAAGGTAAATGATCAGCGCGTAGCTGGATCACTCAACAGGTCGCCTGCACCTTGATAAAGACAGGTTAAAGGAGATTTAAGCTATGGCTGGAATGCAAGACTTTTGGTGCTTTGAGGATGATTTCTTCGGAGGCGGGACGCTTTCGACTGCTGGTCAAGGTTCGCCGTGGGCGATTGCAGACACAAGCTCATCCGGTACGCCAACATATGCGTTCGTAGATGGGTCTGCGGCTGGTGAAGTCGCTATCGACTTTGACAACACAAGTGAGATTCAGAACGTCTGTCTGTCATTCGGTGACGTTCTGGCGCTCGATATCGACAAGATTCAGGGCGCGGAATTCCGCGTCAAGATGAATCAGGCGGCTGTTGATGCTACTACATCGCTGGCATTTGGTCTAATTGGAGACCGGAACGACGCAATCGACAGCATTGCACAGGCGGCAATCTTCCGCGTGATTGGTGCTGACTCAACTACGGCTGTTGTAGTCGAGTCTGACGACGGGACCAATAACAACGACGACGTTGCCACAGGTCAGACACTGATCAACGCATACAAGTTGTTCAAGATCGACTTCAGTCAGGGTACGTCTGACGTGCGTTTCTATATGGACGATGCCAACGGACTGCGGCGTGTGGCCGCTGGTACGACCTTTGACATGTCGAACTACACAGGAAGCCTGCAGCCGTTCGTCCAGCTCCAGAAGACCGCAGACACGAACACTGACGGTGTGACCATCGACTACATCAAGGTATGGGGTAAGCGTTGAGCCTGCATGACCTGATCGAAGCGGACACGAGTGGTGTTTTCCTCAATCCCAACGATTTTGCGGAAAGCATCACTCACCGTCCGGCTGGCAATTCGGATAACGATACACCCAGAACGGTGGTATTTATCGAAGACTCACGGGTCAAGATTGAGGACCACCCAAAAGGTAAGCGTTACGTCCGAAACGCCACTATCAGGATCGCCAGCAGCGTGACGGTCACCAAGAAAGATGAGTGGATACGCAATTCAGAGAAGTGGCAGACCGTTGTAGACGGTCGCGTCATTGATGGGATGAAGCAGGTTCTAGTCACTCGCACCGAGCAGGTTAAGACCGAAGGCAACGCGAAAGCACGGAGAGACTTCTAATACATGGTAGACACGAACTTCATCTACGGCCCGATCTATGGAATCCGCACACTGATGGCGAATTCTTCGACGTTCCGTACTGCGGTGAGTGCTTCCACAGTGAACGAAGGAAAGGCGGTGATCTATCCATTCGAGGTGTTCGACGAGGATTACGATAGTAGCAACTCTGCCGTATCGCGACCGCGTGTGATCCTCAGTTACGACACCTGCGCATCTATGAAGAAGGGAGTCTCTCACTGGAGTTCAGGTTATGCAGTGCGTGCTGACTTCGAATTCCTGCCGACTTCCGACAACGATCAAACAGCGGTCGAGTCCTTCCTGGGAACAATCAACACGGTAGTTGCAGAGATGCTGGCCCTGGAAGGCACAGACGGCTATGTGATCGTTAACCAGATGGAGGCGGCAGACTCAGTTCTGGTAATGGAGCCAGACGACACAGACGGCGGTGTGAGATACCTCTGGTATGGAGTGAAATTTATTCGGGATCTTAGCTAGTGATCGTCTTCAAAATTGAACAGACATCAGAACTGGTAACTGCTCGTAATCATAACAAGATTATGAACATCAATTACCGGGAGACGATGACCAGGCATAAGCAGACCGGGCTGCAATCGCGATTCAGGAGAGGACCAAAGACAAGGCCGGGCGGTGAGTTCGGTTTTAGCAAGCGATCGATCAGGTATCAGAGGAGAAAACAGAAGGTCAAGGGGACACTGGCTCCCAACGTGTGGAGCGGAAAGACACGGGAGAACGCGAAGAATGCCACAGTCAGGGCCACTTCCAAACGGGGCACAATCAAGTTCGCAACAGGTTACAGGCTGACATTCCAGAGGCGTCAGGAGCTGGAAGGAATCAGCCAGATGGAGCAATACAAATACGCCAAAACCATGAAGCGGCGTTACATCGAAATGGCGAACAGCCGCCAGTTTAAACGAAAACGAAGGAAGAGGGTAACATAAATGGACGCATTGCATGATGTAATCTTCGGCTCAGGCGTGGCAATCAAGCAATGTCAGTCTGTTGACCACTCCAACAATATAAGCCTGTTGATCGGCAGGGACTCCGGCGACGTTGACCCGGCGTTCACTGGTGTGATGGAAGCCGAGCCAAGCACGTCAATCTCATCATATGACGTGGCTGGAGTTGTTGGCATCTTTGGAGTTGTCGGGGCTTCGGTATCCTCTGGTACGGTCACGCTACCATTCTCACGGCGTGCTGCCGGTTCGACATTCGCAGGAACCACAAGCCATTTCACAGTAACCGGGGCCAATGCGTTTGGATACCCGACATCCTACACGGCATCACAGGGACAGGACGCGAGCGCCAATGTGGATATCATGTTCCTATCCACCAACGGTCTGGCGGCTCCGCTGTCGTCCGCTACTGGGGCCACGCTTTCCGCAAATGCCTACAATGTGGCTTACTCACTGGGGCCGGCAACCATCGACGGCACACAGGTCAATGAGATCACCAGCATTACTGTCAATCCGGGGCTGACGGTCGAAACACGGAAATACGATGGTTCAGTCTATCCGACAGTGTGCGTGATTACTCAGCGAAATCCCACCATTGAGCTGACAGTGGCGAAGTTCGACGAGATCGACACATACGGTCCGATGTTCGTCACTAATGACTCAATCGACGCGGTGGCCTACTTCCGCAAGTGTGTTGACGGATCAACCCGCGTGGCAGATGCAACCGCCGAACACATTGCATTCACGCTAAGCGACGGCATTACCACGGTCGAGCGGTTCGGTGCTCAGGACACCTCCGACGGCTCTGCCACAATTCGTATCACTGGCAAGTCTCTCACAGTATCCGCAACATCAGCAATCAGTACATAACATGGCACGATTCCAAGTATTTATACCAAAATCAGAGCAAGTACCACTAGAGAACCTGCTGCCACAGCAACCGCTGGAAGCTGTGGGGCTGGCTGACTTGATCACTAATGCAGCCGGACAGGAATCTATCGGGCCAGAGGACCAGCATGGGATTCTGGTGAGCTGGCCCACCACAGGCGATGCAGATACCGGCTACAAACCAGAGGTGCAGACATGGGTCCCTGCTGTACCAAGCGAAGGATTAGCTGCTAAGCGGTATTGGGTCGGAATCTGGAACGATAAAAAACCTACACCACAAAACCTAAAGCGCCCATACCCATATCCTGGAGTGCATGTTGCGCTCAATGATGGAAACGAGTGGACTGTTCCAATTGCTAAAGAGTTGCCAAATGAGTTGAAACTAGCTGATGACGGAAGCGTGAAGTTTGTCGTACAGAGACAATATCACGACGTGTGGGCAGAGGCGTTCGCGTGGGCTGACAAGTTTGGAAAAGAAGGACCTGACGGGGAATTCGAATGGGGAGACTTATATCAATATATCCTCAAGGTATACAAGCTGAATTACATGATAACCGGTGAGCTAGTTTCTGAGCTTGGGCTATTTAGTCAATCGAATCTGCTTGAGTCTCTTCTCGTTGTCTGTGGGGGAGTAAGTGGCGGGAAATAGTGTTGAAATCAAGATTACCGGAGACGACCGCGACGTCCTTACCATGTGGCAGCGGCAGCTTGCGGAAGTCTCCAAACAGCAGCAGAAGTTGGCCAATTTAGGGGCCACTGGGAAACGTTCTGCGCGTCAGGTAAAGTCTGGGTTCGACTCTGCACTGGGTACGCTTGGTAAGTTCACGGCAGCTATTACCGGGATCGGAGGTGTTGTCGGTGGCATCTCTCTAGCTGCACGTCAGTTGTTTGTTGAGTTCCAGAGGATTAAGGAGCTACAGCAGACGGACGCAAGCAAGCAGATCGAGTTTGAAAAGTCTCTTGTAAATGCAATCCGCAACTCAGGAGACTTTTTTACAGGCAAAGAGATTAGGGATAAATCACTTAAGCTGAGCGGTGAGACTGGCGTAAGCCCAAGGATTGTCGCTGATGTAATTAGTTCTACGCTTTCTTCTCGCGGTGCAACGAATAAGGCACAGGCATTGGAGGCAATCTCTGGAACGAAGGCGGCATTGAAGTTCGCTCCGGAGCTAGGCGCAGAAGGCGCGGCGATACTTGCCGGTTCTAGTGTCGGAATAGCAAAGAAAACAGGGTTCAGTCCAGAAGAGGCAATCGGCCTATCACAGAATGTGTCTGCACTCGCAAGTATTACTAGACCAGAACTCATTGCGAAAAATGTCACTCCAGCACTAAACGCACTGCTGGAATTTAAAAACACACCACAGGAAGCAGGGTCACTTATTGCGGCTATCACGCAAGGGTCTGAAGATAAGACTGGCGAAAGGTCCCGAACGGCAGCCATTCAAATAGCCAAGCAGATTGAGGAACGTGGGATCGGCGGGAGTACTGCCGAGGGTCTCAGAATGTTACAGCAGGACCCAGATCTGAGAAAGCGATTCTTTGAAGGCGGGGAGTTTAACGGCAAAAAGTTCCCCGGTGCCAGCGTTGAAGCCGGTGCATTTACAACGTTGAGGCAACTACTTGATCCAACCAGTGCATTGGCTCAATCGTACATCGCCGGAATAGCTCAGGTTGGAGGCAGGGAAGAGGCACGTAAAAGGTATGATAAAACTGTTGCACAGGTAAAATCAGTAACGCCAACAAGCAGACTAACGAGACAATCTAGCGCTGCTGCCGATGTCGCAAATATTCAAGATGAGATAGGCGGAAGAGCAGCCAGCGTGCGCAATACGCTAATAGAGGCCCTGGACTCAGCGAACTACTCAGACATCAGAAAAAAGGGGCTGCTGCTACAGTTCGAGGCGCAGACATCGGCAGGGCAGGTTGACCCACTTCAGGCGGCACAAGCAATCCTAAAGAGCGAACGTAAAAGGCTGCTTGCTACAGAACGCATCATACCACCCGCTGGCAAGTTCCAAAAACCAACTGTTGTTCCTGATGAGGTTACTGCTGCAGAAAGATTCTCAGCAAACCAACTGAAAGTATTCGAGGGAATTATAGGCAATGCAATTAAAGAAAGCATACCGCAGGCAGAACAGCAGGGCACAGTGGAGCTACTGCAAGCAATTGACGGTCTCACAAGAACAATAAAAGAGATATTTCCTGGGATACTCTCTCCCAGTCCAGCAAAGCAGCCTCCATACAAAACACCAGCAGCGCGTCTGGACCGGAGGGCAACCTAATGGCACTGGTACACGCCGGAACCACCCTGTTTGGAAACAACACGCATTCAGACATCCAGGAAGGTCCGTATGACTTCGGCTTCCAAGTCGGTCAGTATACGGGTCTGATAGGAGAGTCGCACCTTGTCGGACGCTCTAAAGGGCGTGACCTGTGGTGTGTCGTCGATGCGTTCGGCTACAACACCGAGGGCGATCTACAGTCCGCACTGACGACCATTCAGAGCTACGCTAACACGCCATTATTCGGCACATTGCGGATCATCTTTCCCAGCACACGCCCTAACGATTATGCGTACTGCACGTTCAAGGGGGCTGACAAGATAGCCGGCGGCATCAAGTACGATCCGTTATCAGCGAAATATTACTCAAAGATACTTTTCAGGTGGAGACAGGCCCAGTGAAAGCCAAGCTACAGAAAGAAACGGTCCAGAAGCTCGTCGAGCAGAAAAAGAAATCTGACAAGGTGGAATTCGACTCCAGTCTGATGACCGTCGATGAGTTCGCAGACTGCTACAAAGCAGCCGAATCACTGGTAGAACACGCTAAAACCGACCCTAAGGAAAATTTACCTGAGGGTCAGAAGGACGCTAAATAGTGGGTACGTACCTGGGTGGATTTGAAATCACGTCGTATGCGTGGCTGGATACTCACTCCCTTGGTGTGTGGTTCAGCTCAACGTACTCGGACAAAATCCATCAGTTGTACTGTGGCCGTCAGCTTGTGGGCGAAACGGCAGGATATAACGACCGTCTGGTTGTCGGGACAATGCAGCCAACCGACTGGCCTGAACACATCACGCTGTTAGCGGTTGACGCGGATCAGGCTGGCAGCGACTTCGGTAGCCTGCTACCAGACAGGCCCTACAACCGCGCTAAGATCAGCGCCACAATCTCAGGCTGGACGGACGCCAAATACATCGACGTGACTGCCGGAACGACCGCAGGCGGCGACGTGGACGACGGAAACCTGATCTATCGTGAGCTCTTCGACACCAACCGCACTTACACGATGATTGTTCCCAAGGACGATACATTCAGAGGCTCAGGCACATGGAAACTGGAAGTGACCGGGCGTGACGACAAGCCGCCCAACGGCAGTTCATCGAGCGGGAACCTGGGGACAGCCAAGGCCCTGACGGTAGATGTGCTGTCGTACCCGCCAGACGTACCACTGCAATCGGACGGCACACGCTTTACGGTCACAGCAACCAGCGGCACTGCTACATTTACATTCACAGAGGCGAGCGCGTAATGGCAACGAAAGTCTTTTCATTCGACTATGACGCAGGTGCGAACCTGTATGTCAGAATCTTCGGTCGCACAGGCTCCGACGTTGGCAAGGTCTATGACGCGGATGACGACACGTTTAAGGCATTGGGAAGTGCTACAACCCCCTACCTGGCGTGCACAGAGCAGACCGCAGAAAATGGCACCAGCTACAGCTCATACACGGTGGCTGTAGACCTCGCCAACATCAATAGTACGCTAGCGCTGAAAGACTACGTAATCCGTGCCTATGACAATGCAACACCAGCGGCAACCGATGTTGCCGTGGGTGCAAAGCAGGAGTTCAGCGTGCAGGCTTCACGGTATGGAGAGCAGGAAATTACAGTAGACTGTAAGGGCTGCAACACCAGCTCCGAGGGAACGTCTGTCAAATATCTGATTCGACTGAACGTTAATGGCGAGTTCTACCAGTTAGCCAACGCTGCCACAGGTGTTCTGACAGTGCGCGTGCTTGGGGGAACTGACTTGTTTAACTCAGGTACGCTCAACCCCGTTACCGATGCTGGCTACTTCGAATACACGAAGGCCTCACCAAACTTTACCGCCGATTCACTGTATGAGCACGAGATCGTGATTACAGAGAACAGCGTGGCGGTGACTCGATACGTAGACTGGCCGGTATTCGGATGAGTCGTCTTGTATGCGGAGAGGCAATGTTCGCCCACAGGCCATTTAGCGGAAGCGGCTACTCACTATATGCCACAGTGGGGACCAGCGTGCAATACCGTAATCTAAGGCTGCTTAGCGATGGCGTTATTGGCTCTGTACAACTGGATTATGGGGCCACGAATGTTGAAAAGACCGCCCGAAGAGACACCATAGAATCAGGCGACACGTGGGCTCTGCCATCGTCGTTCAACTCGGAAACGGTCACATTCGACATCAGGCACTATGAGGACGACGTAGAGAACGCAACCACGAACTATCGAACAGTCACGCTGGATATCGACGGCAGTGGTAATAGCCAGTCTGCTATCAATGGCACGGGGACGCTTGTTGCTACCGAGATTCAGACAGGCGGTGTTGTAGTGCTCAGAATGCGATACTATCGCAAAGATACCGGGATTCAGCCAAACCTGTTCCGTCTCACGCGCACAGCAGGACCGACAGCACCGGCAGACGTTACCGTCAGTCGCACCGTAACGGCACCTACTGACCTAATCACGTTTACAACGGGAGCGCTAAGTGATTCCTCAGCGTACACCTTTAAGATTGTCGCAGAGAACGGTTCATCAACAAAAGACCTTATTACAGGCATTGCGGTCACGGCAGACGCGACCGGGCCGACAGCACCGAGCACAGCAACGGCGGTGGTATGGTAAGTGCACCAAGGAACTCAATCGAACTGGCGAGGCTCTACACGGCAATTGTTGTGCGTGTAGGCGACGAAGACGGGAACGCGCCGACCGAGACCGACGAGACTATCTATGTGAATCTGCTGAGCCTTGAGCATGGCACAGGTGGTCGGGATCTGGACCGGGCAACGTTTGCGGTAGATCTGGGTGCACAGAACCTGCGAATTGTAGATAGCCAGACCGAAAAAGAAATGAACCGCCAGGTTGAAGTCTACGCCATATCAGAAAGCGGCGATAACGTCCCGCTGTTCTGGGGTGAGTTTAGTCAGCAAGACCTGCGAGTCGTGGACGGCGAGCAAGTTGTAATAACAGCAGCAATCCAGAAGCAGCACTTCGGGAGTCCCATCAGGGGACCTGAGGAATACGACAAGTCAGACGACAGCAACACAGTGGTTGATAAGGACATCATATTTAACCCGGATATCAGGGGCCGGATCTACGGTAACCAGAGAACAGACCCAAACAATACAACACATTATGTATTTGTTGACCCGGATTCCGCATGGACTTCGACAGCGGAAACGTACATCGGTGCAACTCCCGCTATGTGGGACGTGAAGACGGCAGTCAAGGCACTCTGCCGGCTGGCGAACAGCGCCGAGACGTTGATTGATAACCCCGGATCGTATGACATTCTTGACAGTGCACCAGCACTGAAGAACTTCCGAATCAAACGCGGAACGTACTTAACAGACGCACTTGATATGATCTTGGAGCCACACGGCTACTCGTGGTATGTCAAGCTGTCGATTGACTCCAGCGGAGACCTGACGCGAACCATCACGATTATCGAGCAGGGAAACGGAGCAGAGAAGCAGGTTTACTTTCAGCGACCCGGCGAGGTGCTGGATAACAAGAAGTCGAACGCGCCTGAGATTACGGTCAAGACATCACTGACAGAACTTGCTAACAAGGTCACTGTCTACGGCGACTTTATCCGCAAAGAGGCCACGCTGGAACTCAAGAAAGGCTGGGCCGCTGCACAAGACGCCCTGACGCCTGACGAACTCCAGAAGAAGGATGAAAGCGGTAGCCAGTACGAGACCTACCCGAACGCTCACAGAAAATGGATATTCAACGAGGGCGGCGACTACAACGACCTGCGGACAGAGACCGGCAGCGCACCGGCAGACCTGACTGTATTTGGTGCTGGTGAATACTACGTCCACAAGCGGCGCAAGATTGCACCAAAGCTGCTGACACTCAATGAAAAAACCGATTACCGAGATCCCTACCTTGAGTACTACGACAACAGTCTATCAGCCTGGAAGCCCGTACCTCCAGAATGGGGTTATGAGATCTTGGAAGACGAAATAGGCGTCTATTTCGACGGCAACACGCCACCATCTGAGTTGTGGGCACAGGGGACCGACGACATCGACAATATGCGGTTGCGTCTGACGTGCGTAATTGCCTGTGATGCCCGGATCGAGTACACGGCAGTACGACAAGACAGCAGCCCGAACAGCAGGAATATTGAGCTGTATATCGACGCCTCAGATCGGTTCTTCAATAAGCAGGTTGATAGCGGCTCAACGTTCTTCGGAGTATATGACGCTCTTGAAGAAGACGATTCCACAGCCATTCAGACGTACGCAGAAAACCTGCGAGACATCAACGACAGTGCCAACATTGAGGCGGCTATTGTTCTGTTCGGAATCATTAACAGCTATCAGCGCGGTGATCTGCTGACGAAAGTGGAAGGGCGTAACATCTCATTCAATCGCAACTCAACGTATGCGGCGACCAAGAAGTACCTGCAAATCACCAAGGTACTGTTTGACTACCAGAACCAGCGGACAGTCTTAGAAACGAGGGCTTACCAATGAGCCAGCCTGAATTCTGGTTGACTGCTAAGTTCCCTGGATCAGCATTCTACCAGACACCATTTCAGAGATATGTCGAACTGCATAATATGTCGCTCATATATGGTGGTGTAAATAGGCCGTGGAACCGCTATTACGCACGCAAGGTGATCAACGTCAGCTTTACCGAGACAGTCGGATTGCAGACGCTGAGTTATGACACAACGGATATCTATGATTACATCTTTACGTCATATATTGCTGACCAGCCGGACGAAGGGACGGTGATGCTGTGCAGGCGAATTAACGGGAAGCTGTACTCATTTGGCTCGGAAGGTCGCAACGACGGGGGTTACTCGTGATCATACAGGAACCAGAGTTCTACATGGTCATACCCAATCGGAGCTGGCCTTTCGTTGACGATGAATATGATCCAAACACCATACAATACCTGCCGGACCAGTTCGGCGTCTACTGGAGCTATGCCCGCAAGATTACTGATCCATCATATACAGATAACGACTGGAATGGTGGTTTACCAAGTTCAAATCAATACTCATACTTCAACTTCATCGAATCCGGCGAAACGCAGATTGTCTACGGTGCACAATATCTGCCGGGGACCGTGATTCTTTGCCAGTGGATTAACGGCAAGCTGTTTGCGATACAGGACTGCTTTGTGGCGATGCCGTTGCAGTCAAGGCAAGGCGAGACGCTAGCCCTGTCTGATGGCAGCACGGCGTTTAACGATGATCCGGCGCTCTATACTGGAGGCTTTGTTCAGATTAACCCGTATGACCATATCCCATACACAATCGAGCTGATAACGACGGGTGATTATAAGGCCGAGCTAGATGGGCTCTATACGCTTCTTTCATACTTCGAGAGAGTCGAGGGCAAGCGGACTCGCAAGAACTTCGGGTGCATGGGGACCGACCTGAAAGGCAAGGCAGGAGCCGCAATGTCTATGGAGTGGTCCGGCGTTGTCTATGATGGCGTTGTGGAGACTCAGAAAACACTGACCATCACGCACGACGATATTACCACGACTGTATACAGCGGCCACACGGATCAACTGACAAAGGATTCCGGCGACTCCACTCTACCGAACGATATTTACTTCAGATACACCCTGACGGGCAACATGCCGCTCTGGTTTGAACTGGACACAGAGAGCACGCTGCCGGTTAATGGGCTGTACACGCTTTGGCCTGATTACTGGGAGGACTCGACGAACGCGAGCTACGCACCGTCAAAAGGCTACTTTCACCTGAGCGACGGCACCCGCCAGACAGCGACCTACAGCATGGGCTACAATGCCAGCACGGAGGTGTTTACAATATCTGTCACAATCACCGGCGACTCTTTCACCTACACATGTGACAAAGCTGATTTCAGTTTCGACAACGGTTCACGCATGACATTCACTCTTAGTACCGACTTGACTACAGATTCCGGCAAGTTGCCCAGCACGATCACTGTTAAGCGACCTAACAACGGCTACACACGCGCAGTTAAACTGGCGGACCAATTATGAAAAAGTGCTTCGAAGGATGGAGGATCTATCAGACGCTCGCTGAACCGAGCACGGCCTACCCTACACTGCCGACATTTACAGCCACGGCTCCCGGAAGCTCAGTCTATACGTCGTCTGATATCGCTAACACGCAATCTGTCTGGTACGTCAAAGAGCTGACAGATGTGAAGTGGGACACAACCGGAGATGTTCCAGAGATCACAGCCACAGATACCGGAAAGCGGTTCTATGCGTTCAACATGGGAAACGGTCCTGTGGTTGGAAGGTTTGCACAGACGCGAGGCATGGCAAGGACGTACTACCGTGAGGGAACTTATCTGGCCGGGTTCTGGCAGAATGGTCAATTGTTTGTTGTGCCACTGATGGAGGGCTTTGGGTGCAATCGCTGCAATGCACTCCGAAAGCAGAAGGGCCTTGAATGGCAAGTCACGGTGCCGGCAGTGGATGATTACTGGATTAAGATGAGCGAGCAAACCCACACGCTCACAGACGACCTGGACCCGATCTGGGTCTATGGGATCACCAGTCCTGACGGATCGTCTTACACGGATGCACAGGGCACCACAGACTCGACAGGGACGACTGGATACGAATCCTGCCGGGCAGGTAAGCTCTACAACGATACGGCGTTTCTTGGGATCGGAGACGATGCCCTGTATGACTATGAGAATTCGCCCTATTACGGAAATCCAGGAACAATCTTCGAATATCCGTGGGATGATAGCAAGGACAGGCTGGCTGTGCTACTGAGGCACAAGGGCGTGAATCGACAGATACTATTGCAGGCAAGCATCTATGCCGGGAGCTACTACTACGCCAGCTACGTGTTTACAGCACTGTACGAGAAAGAGAATAAGAAGTGCTTTCCCAGCTCAGAGACTTACACCAGAACGTCTATTACTGTCTCTGAATATGCTGGCGGTCAGGTCACACTCATTCCGCCAAGTGTAACCGATGTCCGTACCAACTATGAAGACCAACTGCCAACATCCGTGACCGTGGCGCAGGTCTAGGGAATCGGCACGTCTTTGAACCGCACCTGCGACCGAAAGCCGGATTCATAAATACGCAGCTTTGTACCACCGGTCCGCTTATAACGAAATGTGGCCTTAATCGGCTTATTCGGCTGCATGTATCCAAGCGGATTGCCCTTGCTCACTTCTGGATGTGCCTTGCGCTGCTGGCCGCGATCATTCCACAGCAAATCAGGTCCAGCACATGAAGCCGGCAGCGTGCCACGGTTTGTGTATGTCGCCGTGACAGTGGTGATACCGCCGGCAGTCTGTACAGAGTCAACGCTGAACTCAATATTACCGACCTTGCCGTCTGTCTCGTAATGCAGCAACATCGACAGTCCTAACACAGCAGTGCAAATAACCATTGTCCGTCCACTCCCTCTGAATTAATATTCCCTGATTAGCGTGCCTGCTATACATTAATGAGGCTATCAGATGGAAACGGCGGATCAATGACAGGGTTCAAACTTTTCCGAAAAAACCGGCAAATGAAGTTGATTATACCTGTACGCATATTATACTGGCACCCATAACCTATCCCATGTCTGGCCGGTGCCAGCCGCGTGTGGTCTGCTGTAGACGACCACTAAGATTTGCATAATCCGCGTTGCTTCTGTTCATTAATGAACGCCATGTAAGTGACTTATGTCACTACCTTAAGTGTACGTTGCTGCGCGATATGCTGGTAATCACTCATAATGCGACAATTCGGAAAAATCGTTAAGAAAGCATTAGAAAACCACGGCGAATATGATTATCTTTGTTCAACCCCGCCAACCCCAGACCAAAAAGCAGGCACGCTTGAAACTCTGCGGGCAGCAGGCATAAGAATGGATTCTGTTGACAAACACATATCAAGCGGGTATTTTTACCCAATCCAAAAACGTCTGGACGTAAAAAAAGCGGGCCACGTTGACCCGCTTTCCCTAGACACTGACGGCTGGAACCGCCATTGTTTTCGTTGCGTCCAGACAGCACCAGGTATCAGCTGGGCCATCATGGAAGCCATTAAACCTTATCGGCGTTTCTCACCGCGCCGTCTATTCTATATTCTCTGCACCACCTTACCGGCACAACTATTACAGCCGGTCATTTCTTGTGGTCGTGACCCGCCCGCCACCTAAACGCATTACGGATAAAAGTGCGTTTACCCAGACACCAAAAAACCCGACAGAAGTTCGCACCTCCTGCCGGGCTGAATTGGTAAGTCTGAAATCAAGTTAGATCCCCTAAGCAAGGATTGATAACATGACTAACCAAGACGATAGTCATTCTAGCGGAGGTACGTCAAGTGCAAACAGGTCAGGTGGGAAAAAATTCCCTGATTCTGGTGCATTTGATTTAAATGAGTGGGCGGTGATTTGTAGCGTAACACCGCAGAAGATAAGGGATTGGATCAAAGAGTTTCACATTCCGCACTGGGGGCCAAGTCAGAAGTGTATTTTTATTGATGCTGATGACTTCCGCGGTGCTTTCGAGAAACGGGTTATTTGAGGGGAGAGAGTTATGATTGATGCAAGAGTTGATGTAGATTGTCTGTTTATGAAATACACAGAAAAAAGATATGCTTTTTCCACACGTTCAATTATGAGCCTATATCAGGTGCCGCGAATCGGAGAGCATGTCAGGTATGGATCACACCGGCTTAAAGTCGAGGTGGTAGAATATCACGACGAAGGTCAAATCCATATCAAACTAGAGGATCTCGTGTTCTACAATTTCGACGAGGCTTTAGAATGGGAAGAGTCTAACTTTGGAGGAAAGATAGAGGTTCATGGGCATTGTGGTTCGTACTCAGAAGAAATGGATTTACTAAATGCCAAAGCGTAGACGTTCCAACGGAGAGGGGACGATCTACCAGAACAACGGCAAATGGATTGCCCAGATAAGCTACTGGAAGAATGGCAAGCTCAAGCGACCGAAGCGGACGTGTGACAAGAAAGCCGATGCAGTAGCCAAGCTCGATGAGTTGCGCAGGGAGGCGCAACAACTCGACATGGACGAGCAGCACCACACGGTTGAATCCTACCTCACGGAATACCTGCGGGACATCGAAAACGGCGACCATGCACGCAAAACGTTCAAATGTTACAACAACGTAATCAGACCGCACATAATCCCCCAGATCGGCAAGTTGAAGCTCAACAAGCTGAAACCCTCCAAGATACGTACAATGCTCACCTCGTTGCGTGAAAGCGGTGTAGGTAGCCGTCAGGTCCAGTTAGCTTACGTGGTCCTTAAAACGGCACTGGGGAGGGCTGTATCTGATGAGATCATCATGCGGAATCCATGCGATCCGGTATCCAAGCCACCACACAAAAAGCGGGAAGTGATACCGTTCTCCAGGGATGAACGTGCGGCGATATTCGAACAGGCAAAAGACTCGTTTCACCTGCCGATGTACAAGTTCATTCTTTCGACTGGGATGAGATCCTCAGAGGTCTTTGGGCTGGAGTGGTCCGACATTGACTACCAGACAAAGACAATCAGCGTCAACAAACAGTACATTAACGGCGAAATCAGCAAGCTGAAGACCAAGGGAAGCAACCGCATTCTTGACCTGACTCCAGGCATTGAGAAGATCATGGAAGATCAGCGCGCAAAGCTCAAGAGCAAAGGCCATCAGGATAACGAGTTCATATTCTGTGGAGTGCGTGGTGGTCGCATCAACTCAGATAAGCACGGTCCGCGAATATGGAACCCGATACTCAGGAAAGCGGGCGTAGATGTTCGTGGGCTGCATCACCTGCGTCATACGTTCGCTTCTGAGCTGCTGGCTGCTGGTGCTGATTTGCTGGTTGTATCGCAGCTACTTGGGCATTCATCAACATCCATGACGCTTGAGGTCTATGCTCATGCACTCCCGCCAAGACGATCGCAGGTTGCAGCCAAAATAGACGAATTATTCGGCTCGTAGCTACCTAACCGCTACTTTTGGCACTTGCAAGCATCATCGGCAATAGATGCAAGACGTTCACCTGTAACGCTTTATGCGGTCTACGCAACGCCTGAGGGCGGCTGATCCAGGATCAACTATGGCCGTCCGGTGCATACCGTTGACATTGCCGACATCATATCTCACGCACTAATTGCAACATGCTATCTATTCCGTTGCACAGTGGCGCAAGTCTGCGACTTCTGGTTGCTACCTGCGTTGCTACTTTCAGCTACACACCTCAAAACGCACACCCGCAAAACAATCTTTCAAAAAACAGGAAAGTTTTATTCCTCGTTATTGTGGGGTCATTCCTCGTTATTGTCGGGTCATTCCTCGTTATTTTCAATGTGGCAAATTTGCCACGTTGCGCGCTGTTCTGAACCGCGTTGACGCATCCGATAAAGGCTGTATCTTTCCTCTTGTTGCGAGTGCATATCAATGACAACGAGGAGTAAATCATGTCAACAAAAACCCAATCGCCAGCAGATGAAAAGCACGGTTATGTGTTCGGCTGCGATGGTGTCTTAAACATCAATGAAGCCGTTGACCTGCTTGGTGTCTGCGAACGAACCGTGTGGCGTTACGTCAAAGAGAACCGATTCCGAACGGGGAAGCATCCCGGCACAAATCGACTGATTATTTGCCGAAGATCACTGATGTCATATCTATCCGGTATAGAGTCCTAACCGTACCCGCCGCCCGTCGCCAGTCCAACTAAACACAATGGGGAGAACTATGAAAAAGATCACACAGGATGAATTCAACAAAGCCGTCGAACTGCATCAGAAATGGCGGAACAGTGAAGACGGTGGGGAACGGGCAGATTTTAGTGAAACTGATTTGACGGTGATTGATTTTTCAAATGCCAATCTGCGGTCTGCCAATCTGCGGTATGCCGACCTGCGGTCTGCCAATCTGCGGTATGCCGATCTGCGGTCTGCCAATCTGGTTCACCTCAAAGCGGACGAGTATCAAGTCTACATTAACTCCGAAACGATGCAGATTGGATGCAAGAACTACACGCACGAAGAGTGGTTCACGTTCGACGATGACGCGATTCATTCAATGAGTCGCGCAGATAATTGCATCGAACAGTGGCAGTTTTGGAAGCCGATCCTGAAAACGATCTGCGATAAATTGAAGTCAAATGCCAAGTCTAAACAGAAGTCGGAAGAGGCAGAGAAAACAGAAGCATAACTATCGCCACCCGTCGCCAGTCATAAGGGGAGAACCAGTGAAATCAGTAATCGTAAAAGACAGACCAGGAGCCGTTGATATCCTCAAGGATTACATCGGCCACACCCTAAAGGATGTCCGTGTGTCTGACGGCACGCATGTTGAGCAGATGGAGCCTGAGATTCTGCTGGAGTTCAGCAACTACGAATCACCAGACCCAGATGAGGAAGAGCATGTAAATGCAAGGTATCCGGTTTTCTACCACGGTCCTACATCTGGATTCTCAAAAGGTCAATTCAAAATAAACGTAGGTCGAGTCCTGAAGCAGTACAAACCAAATGCAAGCTACCCACATGATTCGTTCGTCTTTGAAGATGTGAAAGACAACACTATGGACTCAGATGACCTATTAACTATAGCCGAGCAGAAAGAAGTTCTGAGATGCTTTCGAGCTCGATCAGAACATGGCAATAGTCTCGCCTACGATAACCTGCATACAAAGTTATGTGAACGTTACCTGCCAGATGTGGATGGAGGCGAATAAGCAATGACAAGCCCGCGCATCACCAGCAACCAGCGATCAGGCGTATTAACAGTGGCTTGCAACTGGCATCAGTTCAAGCGGTTGTTTGACCGGCTCAATGCGGAGTGCATCCGGTTTACGCTTGGCCGGGACAGGTTGACGATTCGTATCCTGGATATGCGGCAGCGGAATATTAACGCGGCATGGGTTGTGGAGGCGTGCAGATGAGGATCGTACCATCAACTCAAGACGGACGCTCATTCCTGATTATACAGGCACAGTATCAAGATGAGCTGCCAGCGTTGCACGCACTCGCCAACGAACTGGTCGGGCCACTTGCTCCGAGCTGGACAATACTGAAAGTGGAAGTTCTGACAACAGAATCGCAGGACAAGATATTTTATGACGGGATGCAGAGAGGCCGGAGCGAAGTCTTCGACCGGCTGAGGCAGTACGAAACATGATATTGAAGGTTGGGTAACCTTCGGTCCTCTGGTCACCTGTCCGGGGCGCAACTGAAAACAGGCAAGCGGGTGGAAGGCCCGCACATTACAGTTCTTAAAGCCTGGCTGGTGTGGGTTGACTTGTTGCAGAGTTCCTGACCCACTGGCACTACCAGCCGGGCGTTTTAAATCAATCGTTTTTAACTGCGTGGAAAATATGCGCAAAAATAAGGTGGAAGTGAAATGCCAACAGGTTACACATGTGGAGTTCAAGACGGAACTATTACTGACTTTAGAGACTTTGCGCTCCAATGCGCCAGAGCCTTTGGTGCGAATGTCCTGATGCGTGATGAGCCGATGGATAAGCCCATTGAGGAGTACCAGCCAAGCGACTTCTACAAGAAGCGACTGGACGAGGCGAACCGTATGTTGTCCACGATTCGGGCGATGACCGACGAGGAGTGCGAGAACTCCGCACAGGAAGAATACCGAAAAGCGGTCGAATATTACCGTAGTTGCATCATTGATCGTTACGAGCAAAAGAATCGATACAACGCCATGCTTGAGCATGTTAAAGCATGGGAACCACCAACGCCAGATCACGCTAATCTGAAAGAGTTCATGGAGGGTCAACTTAAAGACTCAATCGATCACGATTGCAGAACAGCTTATCTGACTATTCCTGTCAAGAAGAATGGAAAGCAATGGAGGGCAGAACAGATCGAACGTCTTGAACGAACCATACCAAGTTACCGCAAAAGTTACCAAGAAGAAATTGACCGGACTAATGATAGAAATGAATGGAACAGGAAGCTAATCGAGTCATTAAAAGAGTTTCAAACAACCTAACAGTAAAGGAGCAAGGAAGTGTTAGTTTTAAGCAGGAAGCTAATCGAGTCAATCATGATCGGAGACAGCATCGAAATCAAGGTGCTCGACATTCGCGGCAACACTGTAAGGTTCGGAATCAATGCGCCAGAAGGTGTGCCAGTCCATCGTCAGGAAGTCTACGAGGCAATCAAAGCGGAGCAGGAGAACCAGGCCAATGACACCAATTAACGCACCGGCAGCATACCTGGCAACATTCATTATTTGTGCGGCATTCGTCGCATTTGCAGTGAGGAAGATTAGATGAGCTTTGGACTGAGATTAAACATTGCAAGAAGCCGGAGAAAGATGTCAGTCGATGATCTGGCTTACAAGTCGGGCGTATGCCGCACGACGATCTACAACCTGGAAAACGGCACGCAGAAAATGCCGAACTGTGACACGGTAATCAAAATCTGCAAGGTGCTTGATGTGACATCGGACTACCTGCTTGAACTTAATAATTAAACCGGGCGAATGAATCGACGGTCAACCGGAATAGGGACCCGACCGCATGAGGCGGATGGCCCAGGGATTGGGCCGCTTTTTAAAACATAAACGGGAGAGCAAATCATGAAACCAACAGAGCAAGACATACAGGCAGAGCTGATTGAGGGGTGGGAGATAAGTGAAAAGAGTCCATCATTTACATTCGAAGAAGGTGGATATTTCACAATTGAAAACTATAGCAAATTAGGAATTACTTTCTTCCCACGCTATGGCAAAACAATCGACTTTGCGAAATCCGAAATAAGACGAATAGCAATAGATTTTCCCGACTTCCTCGCCGGCAACTACGACCTATCAGCAATCAGCCAGCACTACGAGCCAGAAGAGTGGCAGCGGATTATCTCCATGTGTGAGCGTATCGTGCGTCTTATCACAGGGGAACAGCAGACGCTTGAGGAGAAGGTGAGGGAGATAATTGAAAGCGGGAAAGGATATGTAAAGCCATATGTGAAACATGCTGGAAAAGACAGGGTTGAACTCGTATATAGTTCGGGCGGATCATCACCTAACTTAATCGTATATCCAGACGGTGTGTTTTCATGGGCAACGAATAAGAAGGCCCCATTATCGGATTCTGGATATATTCCTGAATTCGTACAGTGCCTTGAATCTATCGCCGCCCTCCTCACTCCATCCGATCAGCCAGAGCAGACGCTGGAAGAGGCTGTGAGGGGGTGGGTTGACAGATTGGAGTACATGCCAGCGTATACAGTCAACGACGATCATGTTGTTATCAAGTACGACCCCAAAGGCACATATAAAATCTACTCAGACAGAGTGCTGGTTGAAGACGGACCAGGAACAGGAGATTACACACTAAAAGAATTTAGTGACGACACTTTCAATGAAGACCTCTGCGAAGCCGTTCGCAACATATCCGCCGAACTTTCAAAACGCTCTACCGCTAAACCGTCTTATGAGGAACTGGTAGAGCGGGTGGCAGAGCTTGAGCAGGAGCTGAAATCGTGCGAAACAAAATATCGCGGCAGAATGCAAGAGCTACAGCAGGTTCGCGAAGACTATACCAATTGCAGTTCTGTTTATGGTCAGAAGATTGAGAAACTTCAGGAGCAGCTAGACGGTGCAGTATCAGAGGCTGACCACGAAGCGGAAATGAGGAACAACCGGGAACTGCTGGCAATTATCACAAAGCAGCGCGATGACTGTAATGCACAAGCCAAGCAGTATCTGTCATGGTTCCACCGCGAGTACGCCAAGAATGCGGAGGTGAAGTAATGGCAAATCCAAGGTTCTCAGTCAGCGAAGACGTTCTATTTATAAACGATCACGGTGAAATTAAGGAAGCTTGCATTACTGCAATAGTTTACCAAGGAGATGTTGGAAATGAGTACGCAATCGCAATTGATGGTTTCCAAGATGAGGCTGACATTTGGGAAGACTTCCTGTTTAAAGCAACTGAAACCAGTGAAGTAATCGAAACGGCTTGGCAGATTATTCAGGAACGAACCGACTCCGTCAATGAGTTCATGCGAAAGCACGGTGCTTTATGATTCGTGACCAACTCAGAGAGGCGTATAGAGCGAACGCCGAAGAACATAAAGTCTGCCACCCATACGGGTCCACTGTCGCTTTCGAGTTCCTGGAAGAGCCACCGCTTTACCTGACTATCGACCCAGTGGAAGACACTTCTATTCCAATCAATCCAGAGGTTGAGGGCTACTACTACACACTCCAAAGCTACTCAATCGACGGATACAAGGCTGTTTACAAACTGGACACAGAATGAATTTACCAGACCAACAAATGAGCGAAGAGGAGTACAACAAGCTTCCGGGGATTCGGTCCACGGCGCTCAAGTATTACCTCAAGTACGGAGCGCGTGCGTACTGGCAGAAGTACGAACTTGGGTTGTTCCGTGAGGCGAACGATACCGACGCAATGCGAATTGGTCGGCTACTACACGCATGGATTCTCGAAGACCGGAAGACATGGGCAGAACCGTACGTCGGAAACAAGCGGAATGGCGAATACCAGGATTACAAGCGTGAGTGTGCCGAAGCTGGTTTAGAGCTGATATCTGAAGACGAACTCGATGACCTGACATTGATGCGTGAATCGTTCTTTTCAAACAATGATGCGGTCCGCCTTCTGGGTGAGACTGTGCAGGTTGAGCGGGCGTTGCTGTTCGAATATGCAGGAGTTGAATGCAAGGCCCGCCTTGATATGTGGCTGGAGTCAGACGCAGTTGTTGACCTGAAGACAACGAAAGACCCAACACCAGAGAAGTTCTTCTATCAGGCAACTAATGAGCGCGGCTGGCATTACTCGCAGGCTCACTATGAGTTAGCGGTTCAATCATACCTAGAGACCGACAGGGACATTCCTTACCAGTTCATTGCCGTTGAGAACAAGCCACCATTCCGGTGTGTGGTTCATGAACTTCACGAGGACGTGATTGCGGTAGCACGCAGGGACGTCCGACAAGCTCTGAAAGACATTGCCAAATGTCGGGAATCTGGCGAATGGACTGAACCGCTGGCAGAACAGATACAAACCTACGTGCCGTCCATGAAGTGGCTGGCCGATAACGACGCATTAGCGGAGGCGATTTGATGGGAGTTACTTTTAAACCAGAGGACCTTGCTAGACCGTTTGGAATCGAAGATCTCGACTGGAGAACGCTAAGGGTCAGAAAAAAGAACAACGGTGACATCGATGCGATGATTACGCCATATGTTACTGCCCGTGCGATACAGGACAGACTAGATGAAGTGTGCCTGCCATGGAACTGGTGGAATGAATTCTGCGACTGGAAAGGCGGTCAGCTCTGCGGGATCACAATCAACACCTCTCAGAACGGCCCTGTGACAAAATGGGATGGTGCACCAGACACAAACATTGAAAAGCTGAAAGGCGGTCTGTCCGACTCGATGAAGCGAGCGGCAGTGCAATGGGGAATCGGTCGATCACTTTACCTTCTGCCACCAATGAAAGCGGAGATCCTAAGCGGTTACAGAGTCGATTCAAATCGAGGCGAATACTACGACAAGGGCACTAAGGATAAAGAGGTGTTCTGGTGGGTGCCAAATAAAGACGCAGTAAAAGCAATCGAAGATGCAATTAAGGAAGCGAGCAAATGAAAGCGATATTCAACAAAGTCGATCCGAAGAACCTGAAGAACCACATGCTCAATATCAAGCTGTACGGAGACAAGCCAGACCCGGAGCTGAAAAAACTGATCGATGAGAACGGCGTACTGGAACCAATCGTTGTCACACCGGACAATACAATTATCTCCGGGCACCGTCGCAACCAGTGTGCAAAGATGCTCGGACTCAAGGAAGTGCCGGTAATCATCCGTCAGGATCTGACCGACCCGCTTGAGATTGAGAAGACTCTGATTCTGTCCAACAAGCAGCGGGAGAAGACAACCGAACTGAAGGCGCGGGAGTACCAGCGGCTGAAGGAAATTGAGTCGGAGCAGGCCGAAAAACGCATGAAAACAGGGAAAACCGACCCTAAGGTAAATTTACCTGAGGGTCAGAAGAAGGGCCAATCTCGTGACATCGCAGCCAAGGAAGTTGGTATGTCTGGCAGTACCGCAGAGAAGGCTTCCAAAGTGGTTGAGAAGATCGACGAACTGGAGGAAGCCGGAGCGGTCGAGGAAGCCGCCGAACTGCGGGAGACTCTCAACAAGTCCGTAAGCGGTGCTGCTCGCAAGATTGCACCGGAGAAACCGAAGCCGAAACCGTTCAACGAGAAGACCATTGACGATCTGTTCGGCAAACTCGTGAGAGCCGTTGACGCACGCTATGAGGCCAAGAACGGACGTGCTGAGCAGGGAGAGTGCCTGAAACATCTCAAGGCGTTTGATAAGGCTCTGAAGGCTTGGAGGGCGAAATAATGGGCAATAGCCAAAAAAAACCAGTCAAGGTGAGTATCTGTATTTCATACGCAAAGAAAAGGAACACTTATAGAGTAATGTGGAGAGAACTGTCCACAGGTAAGAATCACAACAGGAGCTTTAAAACAATAGAAGATGCAAGAAACGAGTATGATGAAATACTATGCAGATTAGTGAGAGAGGCAATAGCTGAAGGATATGATACGACAGAATCAAGGATCAGAAAATATATTAAACTTAGAGACATGCTACATGGTGTTGTTTGTGACGGAGATGGTAAATTCTCAGCCAGGGAAAATGCTTTAAGAGGGGCAGGAATACATCGCCAGACTGCTGCTGATGGAGTTAAGATTATTTATGCTATAGATGATCTGGTTGATCGAGGAGAGCATGAAAAAGCTTATCAAATTAGAGCAGATCTATTAACAGCGTCGGTTGGTCGTGTTGCAAAGAGGCTTCCTGATGAATATCGGTATAGCGATAAAAAGAGAACTGAGAACTCATTGTCTGTCCAGATTGGAGGGCTTGCAAGGGCATTAGACAGGCTTCACGACAAGAGGGGGGGAACAGGATATCGCGATGAGTGCATGTCTCTACTCAAGCAACTATCTGCCAAATACGACGAATGGAGGGCCAGCGAATGAGCGCCCTCTGGCCACACCAGCAGCGAGGACTGAAAGCGACGTTCCGCGCGATTGAATCGGGCGAGAAGCGGTTGTGCTTCACCAGTCCGACAGGCGGCGGGAAGTCGCGGTGTATGTTTGAAATGATCGACTATGCCCAGCGGCACGACTGGCCTGTTGTGCTGTACGCGACCCGTAACATGCTGATTGAACAGTTGATGAAGTCAATGGACGATTACGGAATCGAGTACGGCGTCAGGGCTTCGGAGATGTGGGAGCATGAGAACCTGGACGCCAAGATTCAGATTGCCAGCGTGCCGACAGAGCGTTCAAGAGTTTTTCAGAGGAAGACACGTAACCTGCATCATGCCAAGCTGGTGCTGTGGGATGAAGCCCACATGCAGAAGGCAGCGACCGCCGAGAAGATATTCAAACATCATGGAGACGCGGGAGCGGTCAACATCGGTCTGACTGCGACACCTTTAGGAATATCACACCTGTACGACAAGCTGATTATTGCGGGCGTGAATAGCGAACTTCGGAAGTGCGGCGCACACCTGCCCTGCAAGGTATACGCACCTGATGAACCGGACCTGCGGAAGGTAAAACGAAACAAAACAGGCGAGTTCCAGATTGGCGAGCAGACCTACAAGGTATGGACACAGACCATCATCGGGCGAGTGGTGGATTATTACAACCGGCTTAACCCGGATCGAAAGCCGACGATACTGTTCGCACCAGGTGTTAAAGAATCCATGTGGTTCGTCGATCAACTTGAGGAAGCAGGAATCAGGGCCGCACACATCGACGGTAACAACGTGTATCAGGATGGCGAGGAATACCCATCATCACCGGACAAGCGGCAGCAGGTTGTCAAGGATCTGCGAGCGGGACGCATTGACGTAATCTGCAATCGTTTCGTTTTGCGGGAAGGGATCGACATTCCAGAGTTGTACCACTGCATTCTGGCTACGCCGATTGGGTCACTTCTGAGCTATTTACAGACGGTCGGGCGCGTGCTTCGATATTACCTAGGATACGACCACGTAATCATACAGGACCACGGCGGCAATTTCTGGCGGCATGGTTCACCGAACATGGACCGATTCTGGCAGCAGGAATGGAAACTCAGCGACACGGTTATCTCTAACACACGCCTGGAACGCATGGCAGAGGGCAAGGAGCCCGAACCAATCGTATGTCCGGCGTGCGGTGCAGTCCGCATGAAAGGCCCTCAGTGTGTCTCATGTGGCCACCAGCACGCAAAGTCTGTGCGGATGGTCGTACAAGAGAACGGCGACCTCAAAGAGCAGACCGGCAAGATCCTGCGGAAGAAACACCGGGAGAACCGGACCAACACAGAGAAGCTCTGGACGAGCATGTATTACCGGATGAAGAAGAGCAACATGACATTCAGTCAGGCTCAAGGATTATTCAAACGCGAGCACGGATATTGGCCGCCAAAGGATATGCCATACATGCCGAAGGATGACTTCGACTGGAAACGGAAAGTTAAGGATGTACCACCAACCGATCTGATCGGAAGGTAACACAACAACATAGCCCAGGTTGGCACCCGGTTAAACGGTGTGATTACCGGAAACGCTGAGGCGTAAAAGATCACACGAACAAATCAGACACCCAAAGCCGTATGTGTGAAAAACATGAATACCGGCGTGACTATGCCGGGGCGGGTGCAATGGACTGATTGAGACGTGAGGAGCTTCTTCGGGAGTGGGTTCGCAAGGTGCGGGCTGTTGCGGCGTCTGTAAATAAACGCGGGATTAGGACAACTTGTATCGACTGACAAGGAAGAACGATGAACACGGATATTGAAAAGCTCGAATGGGCGCTGTTCGGTGCCTACCTGCTCGACTGTGGAGGAATCCGCGACCGGGTGAAAAGCTCGAACATCACAAACGAAAAGATTGCTGCTTGCATCCAAGAGATGGAACAGCACGCGAAGGGAGAAGTCAACGGAGCTGATGTCCGGCGCGTACCTTCACTCATGGAATCATTGGGCTGTCGAACAGATATTAAGGCAATCCAAGCTATCGAGGAGCGAGTAAAGGCACACCGGGAAGATTCACGATTGGCGATGCTACTAATGAAAGGATACACCACAAAGGACAGAGAAGAGCGTATGCGGTGTATTGACCAACTTATTCAACTGAGAGGAGATGCAGAGTAATGGCGAGTTTTAACAAGGTAATTCTAGTGGGCAACCTGACGCGAGATCCTGATCTGCGAACGACACCAGGCGGCGCGAGCGTTGGTGAAATCGGTCTGGCTGTCAACCGCTCATGGTTCGACAAGAACAGCAATAGCCGCAAAGAGGAAACAACGTTCGTGGATGTCACGCTCTGGGGCCGTACCGCAGAGGTGGCAAACGAGTATTTGACCAAGGGGCGTAGCGTTCTGATTGAAGGCCGTCTCCAGCTTGACCAGTGGGATGACAATGAGAGCGGACAGAAGCGGTCAAAGCTCAAGGTGGTAGGGGAAAATATGACAATGCTCGGAAAGAAGGATGGCGAAGGCGGTCAGGACACACGCACAGAGGCTGAGAAGTTCTACGACAAGCCGGAAGGCGGCAGCGGACCAGATGACGACGTACCTTTTTAGGAGAGATAGTGATGCGAAAGAGAATTCTTGCCAAGCTTCTTCACTACGCAAATTCATGTCCGAGTGACGGTGACCGTTTTTACGAGTTGAAGAAGCGTCTGCTGTTGAAGTACGGAACCTACAAAGGGGACACGCTACAGAAGATTGAAAAGCCATGTTGGGGTGAATGGGACTACATGTGGCACGAATATGGTGGCTGCGAAGGTGAACAATGCACAAGATGCTGCGGAACAGGAGTATTCCAGACTATCTACCATAGACTGATGAAGTTCGAGTTCTGCGGATTCCATTTCTTTATCCCAGAGGGAAGTACATCGATTCCACCAGAGGACCCTGAAAGTGTGACGATAACTGGGCGTATTGAACATCAGGATTATGGCCTATGGTCAAGTGAGGCTGAACTATGGCTTTACCTGCTGGCTGGCGAATGGCGTCAGTTCTTCGGACAGTTCCGTGGTAGTTTTTATGTGAATCCTGGCTGTTATCCACTGCTGCGAACACAAAAGATATTGGCGAAAGTTTACAACTTCTTTCGAAACCTGAGACGAAACATCAAATGGAAGATTGGCAAAGTCCGGGATCGTATCTGGCCGCCAGAAGTCCCTTTCTAGCCCACCACACCCAATCAGTAAGGAGTAATAGACAGATGGAGCACTGGAGGCAAAAGCTCAATGTTCTGGCCAAGGAACTCAGGGAGATGCTCTGGAAGAATCGTAAAAGTCTGAGTGATGAAGACGAACTCTGGATTCGCTCATGGGCTACTGAGATTGATGGCATAGCACAGGATAGGAATGGTCACACTGACTCCGAATATACCATTCCCGGATACTCAGCCTTTGACCTCTCAAAGATTCTGAATCTTAGATCTAACCTGATTGCTGGGTGGTTCCAGACTGAGCAGATACCAAACAAGATACACGAAAAGTCTAGAATCAGGTACGCGACAAGAGAGGATATCATCGAGTTCTTAAAGAGGAAAGAGATTGATATTCCAGATTATTTTATAGAAATCCCATCCACCCAACCAGTAAAGGAGAGCAGCGATGAGTGAGGAGCTATATAGCGGCGACGATTTCGACGACCGTATTTCAGAGATGCAATCAGATGTGACCTGGGAGCCGTTAATTTCGTTTCTCGAAAGGCTCAAGGATGAACCGGACACGGAAGTCGTAGAAACAGGAGTTGTTCAATCCAATGACAACCAGCCTAAGTAAGTACAGAGACGCTGAGCTGATAGCGGAGTATTGGGAAAAGTACGGTCACAAGTGTGAGATCGGTTCAATGCTTCCAGAGAAAGCACGCAAGAAAGTTGAGCGACTAAGACCATACCCACAGTATCGAAAACTGGAGTTGCATCATATCTGGCACCGTTCTCGCCACAAGATCGACTCCCTGAGTAATGTAATCATCATTGATTCCATCATTCATCGAAACTGGGGACATGACCAGAACCCGATAGAGCTGACCATTGCCAGCATGTATGCCAAGTGGCAGAAGAAACGGAAATGGTGTGACTTGTACGACCAGGAGTGGAACCCACACGCGGGTGAGTTCAACCTCGACGAACTACGCGAAGCCGCCGGGCAATGTCCTATAGCCTGGCTAAGTCGCAAGCGTGACGAGTTCGAAAAGGGAAGTGACTGGTGGGAGATGTGTTTTGAAATGATTGAGTTTGTTTAACACTTTACCGGAGGAGTAGGGAATGGATGATGACCAGATACTAAGGTTGGTTGACAGAATGGCTGAGCACTGGAGAAAGCAGAGAGAGGCGTTCCATCTGACGCTTGGAAAACTGATAAGCGAATTGGCGATTGCAGATCAAGACTTACCAGTCAGATGTGAGAATGGATGTATTCCTGGATCACTAGGAAGCTACAGAGGTTACTATGATGACCTTGCATTCGAACCGCACGGAAACCCTGTAACAGTTTGTCAATTTATCAAAATATGCACAGAAGCACTTGGCAAAGAGTACGAGGGTTACAAAGGAGGTCAGTACAAAATGGGAAAAGATACTCCGCTCTGGCTCTCTTCTTATGGAGACTGTAGTCAACTTGCGATTATCGGAGTAGATGTAAAAGAAACGGAATTCATCCTTAATCTGTACAGAGAATCAATCTAACCCAACACGGAGGGCATAACCAGTGGATAGAGAGAGGCGAAAGATCGAGAATGGCGATCCAGTTTGGATCATCGACGAAAACGGAGACGTATGCAAGGGGACTATTCAAGATGAGCATGTGCTTTATTGGAAGGTTGAGTATGAGGGAATCGAAGGATACGAGACGATCTGGAAACACGACCCGCCGGAAATGTTCCACCTGAACGACACTGTTTCTGCGATGTGCTATCTAGAGGACGTATGCAAAGAAGAATACGGGCGTCGCCATGAATGGGACAAAAAGCTGAGAATGGCACGAATGGCTTTAAGGGAACAACATCTCCACGTAGGAATCCAATGAGCGGCAAGAGGTCAAGAAACAAGGGTAAGGCAGGAGAGCGGGAGCTGTCCAAAGAACTGACGCGATTATTCGGCGTGGAGTGCAGGCGAGGCCAGCAGTTCAATGGGATCGACGGACGCGACGTGGTAGGGCTTCAGGGAGTCCACATCGAGTGCAAGCGGGTTGAGTCGTTGCGGCTGTACGATGCGGTTGAGCAGGCGACACAGGACGCAGGAGAGGATATCCCGCTGGTGTGCCATCGGAAGAACGGAAAGGACTGGCTGGCAATCGTGCCACTCGATTACTTACCGGCACTGGCTAATAAGTTGTTTTTGATAATGGCGGAGGAAGCATGATGGACGAGATGGATAGAATTGTTTACGAGAACAATGTCAAGAAATCAGAAGAATACATGAGGCTGCGGGATGAGTTCGCAAAGGCGGCGCTAACTGGAACCCTAGCGTCAATCAAACCCGGAGAGCGTGTCTCTTACGATGATGTTGCAATGTGGGCATACAATCACGCAGACGCAATGATTGAAGAAAGGAACAGGGAGGTATAATGGATGATGATTACTTTGATTTAAAGTTTGAAGGTGGTGACGGAAGCACATTTACCATCGGCGAGGTTATCTATGGAGAGCATTTTCCAAACCAATACAGGGAGTTCAAGGTGGATAAGATCATCTTGACGGAGACAGAGACAACTGTAAGTGGACTGTGTGTTGAGCATGGGTGGAGGCTGACAATTCCACTACGCCTATGTTTTCGAAAGCAGCCAAATAATTTCCAATGCCAATAACCAAAGGAGATGCAGTATAATGGGATATGAAGAAGATAAGGCCGAGCGAGACGAGCTTGCCGCAGAGCTGGAGCAATGGAAAACAAACTTCAGCCACGCAATGGATACGGCAAACGATATCTATGAGCAGAAGCTGGAGTTGTTGGCCGAGCTGGAGTTCCTGAAAGGAAAGCTCTCAGGTGGCCTGAATTTCGACGACAACCTACAAGAGTCAATCATGTCCTACGTCATCAGTGAAGGCGAAGTCAATGCAGTATACGCCATGCAGAATGAGCTGGAGCGTGTTAAGGCTGAGAGGGATAACCTGAACAGGATCGTCAACGAGATCTGGGGAATGTTCTACGGTCAGGGGCTGTCTGTCGCTAACTGGCACCAGAACGGCGATCTTGAACCGATGGAAGAATTCTTCGAACAAAACGACTGGGACCCCGAGTCCTGCCGTGCTGCTAATGAATCTAATGAAGGAGAAAACGATGTGTGATGCGACACCGGAAATCAGCATTGTCGATACGCACTTCAGGGCGCTGGCATGGGTGGCAAATGGAAGAACGTTGCATATCAGATATACGGCGCAGATCGGAGAAAAGACCTGCTGTAAGCGAATTGCAATTGACCTGTTTATGTTGTCGCAGGTGCGCGGAACAAAAGAAGACAGGGCCAAAGTGATCGAAAGGGAATTCTTTAGGCATAAACTATCAGAAGTGTGTGACCCTATTGCAAAATGGCAGCACGATGAATTCCTGGAAAAGTACGGCCAGAAAATATGTGATCATTTAGGTGTCAATCTATCTGCTAATACACAGGAAGGAGAATAGACCGTGGGTGACGAAAGAAAACCTGCATGTGATTGTACTCATGCTTTATCTGGATTCTGCACATCCCTGATTCCGCAACCATGGATGCAACACAGAAGCCATTGCCCCGCTGTAAAGTGTCCGTGCGGAAAACAGTATTATTCACTGTCTCAAAAGCAGGCATTCAATTCAGTCGAGGAAGGAGAGTAGACCGTGAAGAAGTACGAAATCAAGGAAATTAAAGGGCCGTCGAACAGCACAAAATTAGTCCACTGGAACGGCGTGGACGGGCAGGACACTCTTTGCGGAATGGATCTTAGTGGATGCTGGGGAGAATGGAACGAAGCCAAGCGTACATCACACAAGGTTGATTGCGAAGACTGCCTAAACGTCGTCAAGCATGTAAAGAAGATTGTGCTTAGGGAAATGAAACTGGCTTAGAAAGGAGAGTGATTGATGGAAATAGATCCACTTCAAGCAGTTGAGTCCCGCTTCAAGATGCTAACGGATGAAAAGCACGAAGCACTGAGACAACTCGCCGCTGCCAACGCCCGCATAGCCGAGCTGGAGCGTTGCGTTGTGTGCGGTGGGGATGGGAAGCCGATAGGAAGCCTTCCTTGGGAGACGGGAAATTCGCGCACCGGTTTTTATGACGGTGAGCGAATCTTTGTTGCACTCCGCGTTGGTACAGGTGAAGGGGAAGACCGCCGTGAATGGTGGGAATTCTTCGTAGTCCAAGCGGTTTGCGACGAAGTTACGCCACTGCATTTCACAAGCGAACCTGAAGACTGGGGTTGGGAATGGGAAGATGTGGAATGGTACGTTGAGATTGGCGACCTGATTTCTACACTTCCATCCCCCGACCAAGTACCGGAAGGAGGTAAGTGATAATGGACGACGAATGGGATGAGAATAACCTGATAGCAGAACTACACGATATTGAGTCCCAAATTGAAGTTCTAAAGCAGAAACTGATAGCATATTATGAGCGATTTGGTGAGAAGATGTGCCAGTATGAACAATTCCTGAGGCGATGGAATAAAAAGCTGCGTGAGTTCACTGATAAATACCGCGAGCTTTCAAAATCAAAGGAGCAATAGACCCATGCCTGAAGAACAAGAATGGATAGATTCAACAGTCGATCTACCGATTGAGCACTCCGTATGCGAAGTGATTGAACAAGGCACTATATGGAAAGACAGGCTTATTCGCTATGGAAACCGATGGCTTGCCGAAAAGGATGCAGGGACAGCGAATTTGTATCACAGTGAAATTGTGCCTTGCCTCTGGCGATATGTTGGCGGCGAGCCACTTAGTCCAAATCAAGTACAGCGGAGAGGGCTATAAGTCATGCCTGAAGAACTGAAACTGGAAGAGGCTGTATTGTGCCCTGTCTTGAACAAGGAACCGGCAAACTCCCTTATTCAAGGCACGCATGGACAAGAGCAAATGAGAGAGGCAGAACGATATCTGGATTTGCTGAAGTCGCTTGGATACTATCCGAAGGGATATGAACTTCAAAGCCCTTTTTCAAAGGAGCAATAGACCCATGCCTGAAGAACTGAAACGGGAAGAGAGGGTCCCTGATAGCGAATATGTGGTGAAGTGTATCAGGTGCGGAAGCACAGTATCCGTTGGAGTTGAAAACTTCAAGGGTTGCTTTTGTGATGCCTGCGAAGCGGACAACCGCAAATACAGCGAAGCTCAGTGCAAGATGGAAGTTCTGATGTGCGAATCTGAGGTCAGGCGATGGAAACGTAAGCTCAAGAAAGCGAAAAAACGATTAGCCAAATATTCCATACCAGACACAGTGGAGAATGATCAGTGACAAACACAAGCAATGACCCAGACAAACAGGAGCCAAGTCTAGAGGAAATGCAGAAGTTGATAGAGCCAGATCGCTGGTGGACCTGCGAAAGCTGTTGGAATAAAAGACATGATGTGATGTGGAGAACGCTCGATAATGGTGGGCGTGTCTGCATTTGCGATGATTGCTTTAAGCGACTTAATACAGGGGAGAAGGACTAGTGACAAACGAAGAACCACAGAAGAGCATATGGCATACTGGTGATCGATCCAAGATGCCTGATCAGTTTTATAACGAATGGCTAGGAGAGCCTTGGTCAGACCCAGACAGCACAGATAATAAGTGCGAGTGGTGCTATTGCAGAAAGCCTGACGTAAAGCCAAGTCTGGACCCGATTGACCTAAGAGACGATACCGAGCGGATATTATGTGATCGGTTCGACAGTTACCAGTATCCAGATATCTCAGACACAGGGGAGAAGAAATGAAAAGGTATGTGTTGCTAGAGGTCGATGACACTAAGGATCTCGACTACCTGGAAGAGGCACACTCCGCAGCAAATGGGCCGGTGATCTCAGCAAGCGAATGCCAGCTTGACGGAGATAGAATAAAGATCGTAATGGGTAGCGAACTGCTATCAAGACTTAGATGGCTGCACTGTCCAGAGATAGGGGAGAAGGAATGAGCGATCTAATTCAGAGCAGCTTCACGATCAGATTTGAAAACGTCAGCGACCACAACACAGAAGAGCTGTTCATGGCACTTCACGAACTGTTTAACGCCTGCGGTGGGCACTGCTCGTCAATAGATCGGATCAATGACAATGAGTTTAAAATGAGTATAAATGGCACAAAGGAATCATTGAAGAGATTTCTAACCCGAACAAAAGAAGTATTCCCGACCAGCGGACAATAGGAGCCACCCATGGTCACGGTAGACCCAGAAGAACAAAACCCCGGCCTAGTGTGCCCGAACTGCGGATGCAAGAAGCTACTTGCGGTAAACACACGAAGGCAGCGTGAATCCAATGTCAGACTGCGCAGTTGTAAGGGCTGTAATCAGCGGATATGGACATCAGAAACGATAATAAGCATCGTTGGACGGAGCGGAAATGTTACCTGCTAACATGACTTTCGAAAAAATGTAACGCTCGTTATATTTCTCGAACCGCGTACACAACTCGATAAATTAAAATGACACCAGTGAGATAACTTGCTGGTGTTTTTTACGTATGGGCTGCGGGAATGGAAATTGATTCAGATACAGTGTGGGGCATTGTGATTATTGCACTGACAGCACTTGGCGGATGGATGTTCCGCATGGAGCGTCTTGTTGCAACGATGGTCGAGCAGAACAAATCAGCGCTAAACCGTCACAAAGAGTACGACGAATACATCAAAGACCTTTATACGTTGTCGAACTCGCACACACTGGATATTGAGCTTCTGAAGTCACACTTGAAATCAATGCACGAATAACGCCTGCCCAGAGCGTTACAGCTCAAGCGGGGCTTTCCGGTAGGTCACTGCGGTTAATGGTGGGCAGGCACTTATAAATCAGGAGGGGTTGCGATGGTGGAGATTCGGATTGAAGACCTGCCAGAATCATTGATTGAACTGATGGAAGGACCGGAGCCGCCCGTTGAGTTCGTGTCAAATGGTTGCAGCTATTCACCTGACAGGTGGGGTGGTGTCGATCTGCGGCCAGCCTGCCACTGGCATGACTGGGCATATCAGCGGGGTGGGTGCAAGCGAGACAGAGCAATGGCAGACGAGCAGTTATATCGCAACCTGCGGCGGTGTGATCTCGGCAAATTCATGGCGAACGTTTACTACCGGCGTGTCAGATTGTTCGGGGTAGCTGCATTTAACTGGCACCACGGAAAAGTCCCAACTAACCCATGGCATTATTGGCTTTTATTCTGGGATCGGTATTTGAAATGGTAGACGACTGGATGCAAATATTCTTTATCCTACTTGGCATTGTAAAGCTGATTGAGTTTGGTAATCAGTTCCAGCGCTGGTACGAACGAAGAGGTGCAGAAAAATTCGTAAATACATCGCGGTGGTGCAATATGATGGAGCCGATTGATATGTCTTCCTGGAGTCGTAAAGAAGTCATTGCAGAATCAAGAAGAATCAGGGTAGACAAATGAGAGCAATCACAATTCTATTTGTGCTGATAACAACATCGTTTGTGCAGGCGCAGGCATTGGCGATCCGCACGACCGAAACCGACTGCACTGGCAACGCCTGTACCCAGATAGTGGGAACTGGTGCATGTGCATTTGTGGGGAACATTGAAGACAGATCGGTTTACATTACCGCTGCTCATAACATCAACAATGCTCGAACTGTTCACGTTGGTTATGGCGGTAAATGGTGGGGAGCCGCGGTCAAGTACCGTGAGTACACAGCAGACGCTGACTATGCCATCTTGGAAACTCAGCAGATACCCGCTCAGAAGTGCTTTGAAGTCGCCAACAGAGTTCCAGTAAGCGGGGCACCAGCGATGGCGTGCGGCTACTCACAGGGCATCTACAACATGCGAGTGCTGCGGGCGAAAATCCGCGTCACTCCCAGTGGTCGCTATTTCTCGAAGGTGGTAGCCAAGGGTGATTCAGGCGGGCCGATTCTGGTCAACGGTCAGGTGGTCGGCATCATCAAAGGCCACGACTATCAGCAGACCATCTACACGGACTCGGTACGCATCAGGCAGCGACTGGTTGCGATCTATGGCCGGATGCCTTGTTGCAACTGTGAGCCGCCTGTAATCGTCCAGAATGAGCTACAGCCGCAACCAGATGAAATCGACAACAGCGACGAGATAGCGGCCTTAGAGGTGGAAATTGAGCGTCTGAGGGCCGATATCGACAAGCTGAATAAAACACAAATTCCTGTCTGGATCATGAATGAGCAGGATAAACCAATCGCAAAGCAGACCTACCCTCTTGGTCAACCGATCAAGTTACGTTTCAAGGCCGTTAACAAGTGAGGCTTATGTATGCCAGACGGCAATGACATTTTAGATGTGGAAGTCCCGATTAAGGACAAAGGAGAAAAGGAGATGACTGTGGATTTATCCGATAACGTCGCCAATCACATGCTGACTCAGCTTATGCAGACTGGCACCATTGCACAGAACAACTTCGTTGGCGTGCAGAAGATCGTCGATTACGACTACCTGGAAAACAAGCGGATGGTGACTCTCGATGAGGCAATCGGTGTCCGTGAGGTCTCCAGTAAATCCGTTCCCGCCGGGCCGACCTCTGCCTAATGGTTGACCCACTTGAAGAACTTATCAGGGAGTCGAACAAAGCATTCGACCGAATGATCAGGGAAAACGACGAGCTAGACCGGGCGTTCCAAGCGGGGACGTTCGGTCAGCTTGTGCACTCATGGAGGCAGGAGAATGACGGAGACGCCGGAGAGTTGGAAGGAGAAACTGGCACAGAAGTGGTGGGGGATCAAACTGGGGGAGAGGGCGGAAAACCTGAGACAGGCGAACAAGCGGTTTAACAATGTGGAGTCCCTGACAATGGCAACGCGCGAAAAGCTCCTCGGAAAAGACATCGTAGACAACCATCGTCCTGAGGGCGAAGAGATGCACGTAGGGGATGACAACAGCACGCGCAACATTTATTACCCATCGCAGCAGCAGGGCAGCGCAATGGGCACACTGGCAAAGCTGGCAATCGGAGCGGGCCTATTGACAACCGGGATCGGTGTACCTGCAGGAGGTTACATGATAGCAGATGCGATCAAAAACGCACAGAAACCAGCGCCCGTGACAAACACAGACACAAATACAGAATACGAAGTGGATTTAGTACCGTAATGCCTGAGCCCGGATGGACAACAGCAGCCGAAGTAACAGAGGTCTACGACGGGGATACAGTGACCGTGAGGGTTACCAAGGAATTCCGCGTGCGGTTGCTGGGTTGTTGGGCGGCAGAGGTGAGGACAACGGACGACGATGAGAAGCAGCGTGGAATAGCAGCACGGGACCACCTGAGAGGACTGATCGACGGCAAAGCAGTATTGCTGGAGATTCCGACACAGCATAACGGGGACGTCGGCAAGTCAATTTCAATGAGTCGTGTGTTAGGGCGGTTGTATCTGGATGGTGAGAATGTCAGCGAACTGATGGTGGAATCGGGACACGCAACACGGGATAAGGAGCGGGCCAAATCGAAATAGGTCCGCCGTGGTTATTGGGGAGTAGGTAATGAGCATGGAGATGATGGAGCGAATCCAGAAAAAGACAAACGAGCTATTACAGCAAATAGAAGAGCTGGAAAAAGAAAAACGAACCAAGGAAATCGAGCAAGTCATTACCAATATGCTCGCAACACAAACACCATTAGAACAGATGGTCCAGTCAGCAAAAGGTGAGGTGTAATGAGCGGTTACGGAGTGTTTCCTCCAGAATACGAATATCACAACCTGCTGATCAACCCGGACTTTCTGATCGCGCAGGAAGGTACGTCGTTCGCTTCGATGTCTTCCGGCGATTACATCATGGACGGGTACAAGTACCTCAAATCTGGGGCGATGGTGCACACTGGCAGCCAGGACACCGATGTGCCGACTGTCGCGGAATCAGGTAGCCTGTCAACGAAGTCGCTAAAGCTGGACTGCACGACAGCAGACGCATCGATTGCGGCAGGTGACTATTGCTGCGTCTCACAGCGTATTGAGGGCAGACGGGCATTGCCGGTGTTGCAGCAGTCGTTCACGCTCAGGTTTTTGCACAAGCACACAAAAACAGGCACATATTGCGTAGCATTCCGCAACTCTGGAAGCGACCGTTCATTTATTGCCGAGTACACGCAGGACACAACTGACACGTGGGAGCTCGCAACCATTCGGGTTGATGCCTCACCGACGGGCGGTACGTGGGATTACACCAACGGAATTGGACTGGAAGTGGCGTGGGCCCTTGCCGGCGGATCAACCTACCAGACCACAGCGGGGAGCTGGGCGAGTGGTGACTATCTGGCAACATCAAACCAGGTCAACGCCTGCGACTCTACCAGCAACAACTTCCGGCTTTCCAAAGCATGGCTCTATCCTGGAACAGATGATATTGAGTTCTTTGCACCTGTTTACGATGAACAGCTGAATGAGTGCCAGCGGTATTTCGAAAAGTCATACACAGACGGGGTGGCACCAGGGGAGTCATCTGAGAACGCAAATGAAATCTTGCGATGGAGCCACGACACATATTCACTTTATGACAGCATTGTAGAATTCAAAGTCGATAAACGAGCCGCACCGTCAACAGTCACCCTCTACAGCACAGAGACCGGAGCAAGCGGCAATGTGGCTCAGCATTCGTCTGGCGACGTGTATGAATCGGACAAGACATCAAGTGCAATCAGGAAGTATCAGTCTCGATTCGAATTTAGCGGTGGCGGCAATATTGCAGCAGAAAAACTAATTCACTTCCACTGGACAGCAGACGCGAGGCTCTAAATGGCAACAACACCGATTGAATTAGTATATAAGCCGGGCAAGACGCTGACGGTTGATATCTTTCCACGTCATAGCGACACGGCTTCATTGACCGGGCAAAGCCTAACCGAAAAGACAAACGATAAAGGCACGTACACTCTTGATATTACAGCGGCACTTTCTGGTGATTACCGTGTGAATGTGTATGAAGGCAGCATACTTCGCGAAAAGCTCGATCTTTATATCAAAGACGATACTTATACATATGACTGTGTGCCAACTGGAATCGGTGCTGTGATGCGGGAGTATTACTCGAATATTCACGGCTTCATCACTGTGATCATGAACCCAAGCATCAACACCATTAAGGCACAAACGGACAAACTAACATTCTCTGGAAGTAATCTCTATTCACGAACAATGGCAATGGCGAATGACGTGATTACGGCAGCGGCTTATGATGAATCAACCGCATTCCCTCTTACATCCGCAGACAGCGGGGCAACAGCGTTGTCGAGGTTTGATTCTACGGCTGATACGGTTGACGTCGGAAAGATCAACGGCAGCGCGACAGCAGCCCAGAAATGCCAATACCTGAATGATGCAGCCATTGCCTTAACGGTGGATGATGCCACGTTTACACCAACAACTACGGCATTCGAGACAGACGGAATCATCACAGACGATGATACGCTCGTTGGTATGGCTATTACGTGGTTCAATTCATCTGGCTCACCAGCAAACACAGGGACATACTTCATATCCAGTTCAGAGGGGACAACCACAAACAGCAATAACAAGCTGAAGATCACAACGGAGACTATGCCGGCGGCACCAGCGGACGGGGATGTATGCGTTGTCATTGGATCAAAGGTGCGATAGACCATGTTTATTCAGCTCTTAATTGCATCTCAAGGCGGGCAGATGAGCGGCACGGCATCGTTCAGCCTGTCAGCAAGTGGCAACCTGACTGGAACTGGCGACCTGTCTGGTTCTACTTCCATTACGCTTGATGCAAGCGGTGATCTTACCGGCGCAGGATCACTCAGCGGCACAACATCAATTGAGCTGGCAACCAGCGGAGCGATAGCAGGCAAAGGAGACCTGAGCGGTTCAACGTCCATCGAGTTTGACGCCAGCGCTGATATCGTTGGTATCGGTGAGATTTCAGGCAGCACATCGGTAGAGTTCACAACCGGGGATGCAGCGCTAACCGGCACTGGATCACTGTCAGGGACAACTGATATCACGCTGGATGCAACAGGCGACCTGACCGGAACGGGGGATCTATCTGGATCTACCGACATCACATTCGGTGCATCTGGAGACCTGCGGCTGGTGGTGTTTGCGACCGGGACAGCGTCCATCACATTTGCAGCGAGTGGCGATCTGTCAGGCACAGGCAGCCTTTCAGGAACAACTGGCGTCATATTCACAACGTTCGCATCACTTAACCTGATCGACCCAATCTATGGGTATCTCGATTACACAGCAACAGGCGACCAGCTGCACTACACGAGCACCGAGCCGCCGATAGGCTACCAGATCGATGCAACGCCTCTCGACTATTGGATCAACTCAGGCCGGATGCACTACAAGAGCAGCGACAAGAAGCTGCATTACCAAACAACAGACAGCCCCATTCACTACACAGCACAGGAGGTTTAAAAGTGTCAGCATCAGACTACGCAGAGAATGCACTGCTTGAACTCATGACAGGAAAGACCGCATTCTCAACACCGACCGCATACGTGGCACTTTGCACGGCAGCACCAGACGACACCAGCACAGGCTCAACCATTACCGAGGCGGCTTATACGAGCTATGCCAGGGTGAGCACAGCCGGTAGCGATTGGAATTCAGCCAGTGGCGGGAGCATCGACAACGCCAATGCGGTGACGTTCCCCAAATGCACAGGCAGCTCTGCAACTGTAACGCACTTTGCAATTGTTGACGCATCCAGTGCTGGAAACGTGCTGCTGTGGGGAGCACTCGATGCCAGCCTTGCGATATCAACCAACATCACGCCGGAATTCGCAGCCGGGACACTCACAATAACGGCAGACTAATGGACTACACAATCACAGATGGCGAGTTGCATTACAGGATCAGGTCAGAGCCGCTGCATTATACGGCACCTTACATAGAAGACCCGTCAACTGACGAGCAAGAATTGGAATATGAACTAGAGGATATCACTAATGGCTGATTCTTACACGATCATTGCAACCAGGGGAAGCTATACGTCAGATCGTACGCTGTTCGTAGATTGCAGCAACCTGCTTAATGAAGGAGAAAAACTGGTTACTGACGCAGGTCCACCAGCATACCCAGCAGCAACAACAGCCTCAGGTTTGACAATAAATGCAACGACTGTCTCAACAACAGAGGAAGTGATCAACGGCAGGACTGTTGCAGCGTATGAGTCAGTACTGATAGATGTGGAAGCAACAGACGCAGGAACATACACAATAGCGATATTCCTGAAGACGGACGCTTCTACACCACAGAAGCCTATTCTTGAGATAGAGCTCGTTGTGGTGGCGTGATAACCCTAAGTAAAATTTTCCTTAGGGTCTGAGCGGGGAGTGAGAATGATGCAAATATCAGAAGCTAATGTCAGGCGAGTCGATATCGAATATGGGTGTACAATGTGTGTGAGGAAGTGAACTGTGGATGAAGTTCTAACGGCAGAGATCACGACAGCCAAGTTTCCATGTATCCGGTGCGGCGAGTATGTTTACATCTATCGCGGCAAGAAACGGATTCGATTTAAGATTGATGAGGTTACAGAGCCTACTGAGGATCAACTACTTGGTGTTGAGGGCACACAGAATATAGGAAGCCCTTGGAATCATACGTTCAAAAGAATGGCAAAGATGCTTGATGACAAGCATTACAGGGCTAATGCAGAAGTGGATGAATGGCATAAATGGGCAGAGAACAGACAGTCATCTTTGGGGACACGTAGGAGATGTGCATCGGATGGTGCAGGGAAGAATAACCAAGCAGGACCACGCAGATCAGAAGACTGGGAATCAGCAGTACGTAGGATGAATACGTATTTAAATTACAGATTGAAAAGGACGGAGCGAGGGGTATGGGACTGCTGGGCAGAGAGCGTAGCAAGAAATCAACAAAGAAGGATGAATAAGTATGTCGAGAAGAGTGAAAGTATCTGAGTACAGAGGGTTAATAGAGAGGCAGAACTATCGATGTGCTTTAACCGGGAGAGAGCTAACACCTCAAACCGCCGACGCAGATCATATGATGCCAGCATCCAGAGGTGGAGAGCACGAGATTGAGAACATCCAGATATTGCACATGGATGTCAATAGAGCCAAGGGAACGATGACGACTGAAGAGTTTGTGCAGATGTGCGTTGAGGTTGCGGTTCATGCAGGCGGCTGTGAGGCAAAAACAATGCCTGAGATGAGCAGGATGGCGTAGCTACCTTCCAGAGGAAACAACGCGCGGCGTGTTCTATCATGCCAAAAAATTGTGTCGATAAGGGGTGAAAACTGATTGCTTCTACTTCCAAATCGGGGGCCGAGTTTGAGGCAGGCTCATACGCTGAGTGTGCCCGTTTTTTTAAGGTCAATCCGAAGACAATACAGAACTGGGTGGGGGAAGGATGCCCAGGAAAGCCAGGGCATTACCCGCTAGACCTCATGATGGAATGGGCGAAGGTCAACCGCTGGTGCAAGGCGTCAGACCCTTTAATGGCAGGCGGCGATTCTGACAACCTTGAGCGATACCGGGGAGCAAAAGCGGATCTGGCCGAGATGGACCTGCATGAACGGCGAAAACAGATGGTCAATCTGGATGTGGTCAGACCGGCGATGCTGACAGCATTAGATTTCATGAAAGACGCAGGGGAGAAGTTGGACCGCCAGTTCGGGAATGAGGCTCTAGCGATCCTGCTGGATGCGTGGGACCAGGCGACGGAATACGTAAAGCATGAGCTTGCTGACGATGACGAAGATACAGACCAATGACAGGGGGGCCTTGCTCGATGTTCTTGCAGAGAAACGCCCGAAGCGGCTGCGGTCTTACTTTGAGTGGATACAGGACGAACTGATCATCCCTGACGGACCATATAAGGGAATGCGGTTTAAAGCAGATCGTCAGCCATACACGCGGTTGTTGATGAACGAGGCAGGGAATTGGCGGCGTCATGTATTCACAGGCCCAACCCAGTCAGGGAAGTCATTAAGTGCGTTTGTTGGTCCTATCATGTGGCATTTATTCGAAAGAGGGGAAAACGTGATCTGCGGTGTGCCCTCTGGGGATATGGTAAGAAACAAGTGGCTGAATGATATTAAGCCAGCGATTGATGCAAGCCGTTACAGGAAGCTGCTACCAAAGAAGGGGGCAGGCTCCCAGGGTGGAACACCTACCGAGATCCACTTCACCAACGGGGCAACCCTAATTTTCATGACTGGCGGCGGTGGCGACAAGGGGCGCGCAGGCGCAACGGCTCCGGTGGTTGTGATTACCGAAACAGACGGCATGGACGAGATCGGCGGCACATCTCGCGAGGCCGACAAGATCACGCAGCTTGAAGTGCGAACCAATGCCTATCAGTCAGTTGGAACCGACAGGATCTACATGGAGTGCACAGTCTCGATTGACGAGGGCCGGACATGGCAGGAATACATCAACAGCACTGCATCTAAGATTATGTGCCAGTGTCCGCACTGTGGGGCGTGGGTGTGCCCTGAGCGTGAAAACCTTGTCGGATGGCAGGGCGCAGAATCGAAGCTGGAAGCGGGCCGTAATGCGGCGTTTGCGTGCCTGGAAGAAGGGTGTGGGCAGGTCTGGACCGAACAGCAGCGGTTGACCATGAACGAACAGGCGAAGTTGGTTCATGCCGGGCAGGAGATCACGCCGGAAGGAGAGATAACCGGCACAGCGGTCGATACAGACACCTTCGGCGGTCGGTGGAATGCGTTTAACAACATGTTCACGACAGCTCAGCGGTTGGGGGAAATGGAGTGGGAAGCCGAGAGGTCAGAAGATCCAGACGCGGCACAGCTCAAAATGCGTCAATTCATCTGGGCATTGCCTGCGGAAGACACCAGCACGGAGAAAATCCCGGTTTCAGTCGCAATTGTGCGCGGTTCAGACAGGCGATACAAGCAGCGTTGCAGCGGTATTCCTCGCGGGGAGGTGCCTTTCGGCTCTAATCCGTTGACCTGTTTTGTCGATATTTCGATGAGAGTCCTGCAATGGTCGGTTGAGGTCAAGGTAGATCAGCGTATCCATGTGGTGGATTACGGGTTTCACGAGACGCCACACCCTGAAGTGATCGGAGAACTGGAGGCGATTGAGGCGGGGTTGAAGGAACTCTGCCCTGCACTGTCTGAGAAGTACCCAGATATGAAACTGGGGCTGGTTGACTGTGGTAACTGGCGTGAGCTGATCTTGAAAGTCGTACCGACTCTGCCGGGGAAATGGATGGCGAGCCATGGTCTACCGCGATATTCACACCCAGAGAACAAAAACGGAAAGGTGCAGGCGGGTAAGATCAAGATCCCGATTGATGGAAACAGAAACTACCACCTATCAAAAGATGACTCTGGTCAGTGGGTGGTTAACTTCGACCCTGACTCACTCAAACACCGGGTGCATTCCGGATTTCTTGTCAATCCAGAGTCAGACCATAGATACAACCGAGGGTGCATCACTCTATTCGGTAGCGATCCAATGGAGCACACGGAGTATGCCAAGCAGGTGACAGCGGAAGAGTTTCAGAGCGTCTTCAAGGAAGGGAAGGGAGAAAAGAAAGAGTGGTTCAAAATACGCAGGCACAACCACATGCTGGACGGTTGCGTTGGGAACATGGTGGCAAGGATGGTTGTAAAGACAGACGAAGCCATGAGACGGACGACATCACAGCGGAAGTACGGAGTCATCAGCAAGAAATGATTAGCACGATCTATCTTGAGGAAGGCCAGCGATTCAAAGCACCCCAATGCGTTGAATGCGGATCGTGGAACACGTACACGCAGGGGACAGTGCAATTGCCGCCGATTACGCAGCATAAGTGCAAGTGTCGCAATTGTGGTCACAACTGGAAACAGAATTCTCGCCGCGAGTCTACAAGCGTAGATAACTCCAATTAACCTTTCTGCCCTGATCGCGATGATTAGGGTATGACGGACTACACATCAGCACAATCAGCCCTGAACTCTGCTCTAAACAACGACGTTGTGGAAGAGTACGAAATCACCAAAGACGGCAGGCGCGTCAAGCGTGGCTCTGTGGAGTCGCAAATCAAAGCGGCGACCCTGCTGGAAGGTCTGGTACATCGACGTTCTAACGGAATGCTTCGAGTAGCCAAGCTACAGGAGCCTACCGACTGATGAACGTGGTTGACCGGGTAATTGGGTATTTCTCTCCCTCTGCGGCGTTGAACCGTATGCAGGACCGACGCGCGTACGATTTCGCCAAAGATAAGGAAGACGAGATCCAGCGAGCGTACGATGCCGCACGTACCAGCCGACTGAACAAGAGCTGGAGAGCCTATAACCGATCTGCTGACCTGGAATTACAGGACGACGCCGACACTATCCGTGCCCGAGCTCGCGATCTGGTACGCAATAACGCCTATGCACGTGGAATCATCCGCGCCAAAGTGCGTAACGTTGTAGGTGCAGGCATCAGGCCACAGGCTCGCGTTAAATCGACTAATGGTGAAGAGAACGAATCATTCAACGAACAGGTGGAAAAACTCTGGGACCGCTTTCAGCGTCAAGTTGACGTAACTGGCCGCCAGACATTCTACGAAATGCAGCAGACGATTGTATCAGAAGTTGCGGAAGCCGGTGAAGTGCTGGTCAAGTTCGTCAGGTCGAGCGATCCGGCGAGGGTTGTCCCGTTCGCGCTGGAACTAATCGACATCGACCGGCTTTCGGACGATCAATTGCAGATCAACCAGCAGAACGGCAACGAGATCCGGCGAGGCGTGGAAATCGACGCCAGCGGCAAGACCGTTGCCTACTGGCTGTACCCGTACCATCCAAATGACCTGAATACAGTCCATGTAACTGCCGAACGTCAGCCAGCGGAGGATTTTATCCATCTGTTCCGTCCAAATCGAGTAGGTCAGACGCGTGGTGTAAGCGATTTCTCTCCTGTTATCCAATGGCTGAAAAGCCTTGATAAGTACATGGATAACGAGATGACATCTTCGACTATCTCAAGCTGTTTCTCAGCGGTGATCAAGTCGATTTCAGGCGGTGCAGATAGCGGTCTGCTGGGTGATGCCAACGACGATGGACAGGATAAGAACGGCAACCAGTTCGAGTATCTGGAACCGGGTCTTGTCGCAAGGCTGTTTCCCGGTGAAGACATTCAGGTTGTAGACCCTGGACGGCATCAGACCGAGGCGATTGCCTGGATTACGCTGATGCTGCGGTCAATGGGCGTTGGGACTGGCCTGAGTTATGAGCGACTGACGCGCGATTACTCACAGACAAACTACAGCAGTAACCGGGCATCTGACCTTGAGGACAGGCGAGAGTTCCGCATGGAACAGCAGTGGTTGATTGACCATTTCTGTGTCCCTGTGTGGGAACGGTTCCTGTCTCTGGCGGTCGCTACCGAACTACCGGACATGCCGACACCATTTGAGTTCATTGCAGACTTCCAGCGGTGGACTGAACACGAATGGCAGCCGCCAGGTTGGGAATGGGTAGACCCACAGAAGGAAGTTACGGCGATCGAGAAGGCCGTTGATATGAACCTGACGACACTCGCGAAAGAGACGCTGAAACGCGACGGAGGCGACTACAGGTCCAATATCCGGCAGCGTGGCAAAGAGAAAAAGTTAATCGAACAGGAAATCGGAACTGAGGTGGCAGATGGCAAAGAAACGACAGCACCCGCGCAAGCTGGAGCGGTCCAAACAGCAGGGACTTGACGTATGCCGCATGGCAACAGTTATCCCTGATGGAGTGGATCGAGAAAACAGATCAATCGAGATGGTTCTTGCGACCGAGGAGCCTGTTCTTACATACGACAAGACGTCGATGCGAGTCGTCCAGCAGTCATTGAAGATGGATGGAATGGAGATCCCCCTAAAGGGGCAGGTGCCAATGGTAGATACTCACGAGAGGCAAAGCGTGTCTCGTGTTCTCGGGTCAATCCGTGACCTGAGGATAGATGGTGGGAGGCTGATTGGAAGGGCGTATTTTGCGTCTGATGACATGAGCCGTGCCGCTTTCGAAAAGTACGCAGATGGACACCTGACGGATTTCTCTGTCGGTGCACAAGTATTAGAACGTGAATATCAGGGGAAGGCGATGAATATTACACGCTCGAAGCTGATCGAAGGTTCTGCGGTTGTAGCAGGACAGGATAAGAATGCGAAGGCCGTGTTTGCTATGCGAGCACTCGCAGAACCCGAAGAAGTAAGGAAAGAAGTGATGAACGAAGAG